TCGCCGTCGAGGAATAAGAGATCATCGACCTGTATCTGGTTGGCGCGAATGAAACCGCCGGTGATCCAATCGGCGTTTAAGCGGCCTTCAATGTTCACCTGCGTCACGTCGATGCGCAGCGCAGAAGTCGGCCCGTTTATCGGGTCATCAGCGGCGACAAGTTCCAGCACGCCCTCGGCGGCCCCGGCCAACGCGCGCAGCGTGTATGTCGCTCCGGCGAAACTCTCGATAGTTGCAACTGCGTTGGCGGTCTGCGTCACCGAGGCGTCGGTTGTGGCGAGGTTGGCGGAAACCGTCGAGATATCGGATGCGAGCGCGCTGTCCGCGTTTGACCGGGCGATCTGCTCGCCGGCGATCTCCGCCTCTGCGCTTCCGACGCGCGTCGTCAGTGACGTGATGTCCGTGGCCAAAGCACTGTCTGCTGATGCTCGCGCTGATTGCTCGGACGTGATGTCCGCTTCGGCCCCATCTACTCGCGTGGTGAGCGCAGTTATATCGGACGCCAAAGCATCGTCCGCATTGGAACTCACAATGCTTTCGCTGATGATGCTTGATTCGGCGGTGTCGACTCGCGTGGTGAGCGCGCTGAGGTCTATTGCGATCGCACTATCCGCATCGGTTCGGGCGGTCTGCTCACTGGTGATGTCGCTTTCCGCATCACCCACCCGAGTCGTCAGCGTGCTGATATCAACCGCCAGAGCGTTATCTGCATCAGACCGGGCGATCTGCTCGCCGGCGATCTCCGCCTCTGCGCTTCCGACGCGCGTCGTCAGTGTGTTCAGGCTGGTGGTGAGCGCGCTGTCAGCGTTCGCACGCGTCGCCTGCTCGCTTGTCAGGTTTGCGGAGACCGTATCAATGTTCGATTGCAAGGTCGCCTGAGCGGCGCTGATTGCCTGCGTCGTGTCGGCCGAGGTAAAGTAATCTTCCGTCAGCGTCGCGTTCAGCGTGCCGATCTGGCTCTCAAGGCTGGACTGGAGCGCGGTGGTCGCGGTGGAGATCGCCTGATCGGTTTCCGCGATCGTCAGATAGTTTTGCTCCAGAGTTGCAGCGACCTCCCGGCTATCGGTCACCTCCAGCAGGGCTAGTTCATCCAGTTCGACAATAGAATCAGGCCCCTGCTGATTGCCAAGAGATATTAGGGGATAGGCTTTGAACGCGCCCGCTGGAAACGGATTGTCTGTCCCGATGCCGCTCATTATTGAAACCGACACCCACGCGCCATTGTTCTGGACGGGGGTGTTGTTAACTCCGAGCCCGAAGCCGGCGGGAAAGTAGTCGGAAATGTAGTTGCCGTTCACGTCCTCAAAGCGGATGGAAAAGAAGATCTCGCTTGGGACAGTTCCCACCACGCGAAAACGGGCCTTAACGCGATATGCGCGGGCTGTGTCGATGACGGTTTTCCGGCTGTCGACCGGCGCCAGGAAGTTGGTGCTGTTGAGGACGCCCACCTGGCGGAACGCCTGCCCGCCAATGAACTCCGGGCCGGTCACAATGCTGTAGCTGCCCTGGTCGATTGCCTTGCCCCGCCAGCCAGTAATCCCCTGCGAGAAATCGAAGTTGGGAAGCGTCTCGGCGACCTCGGAGATATCGGTCTGCAGCGAGGCTTCAAGGCTGGTCGTTGCGGCGCTGATTGCGGTGTTTGTCTCGGTCTTCGTGAAAAAGTCCGCGTCTAGCCGGGCGCTCAAGGTCTGAACTGTCTCGGACCCATCACCGGCTGCGATAATGTTGTTGATCTCCGTCAGCAGAGAACTTTCGAGCGTTGTGACCGCGCTGCTGATTGCGCTGTCGGACTGAACGATCGTGTAATAGTTGTTCGTCAGGTCGGCGCTGACGCCATTGATCTGGGATTGAAGCCCGGTTTCTGCGGTGTCGATCTGCGCAGTCGCGTCGTTACGCGCGGCGGTGATCGCCGCTTCCAGATCGGGCAGCGTCCCGGTGTAAGCGCCGGTCAGCGTGTCGATCTCGCCCTGTGCGACGTTGACCGCATCCAGCGCGTCGTTACGCGCATCGGTGATGGCCTGATCCAGATCCGGCAGGGTGGCGCGCGCGTCGGCGGTCAGGTTGCCGATGAAAGTGGTCGTGCTGTCAATCGTCTGGTTGATCTGCTGCACGCTCGGGCTGGTGTTGGCGATATAGTCTTCGAGCGCGGACTCGTCTATTGCGCCAGCCGATCCGCCGCCGGTACTGACGCCGCCATCGGTGAAACTCTGCGCGACGCGCCGGGTAATCTGGTCGATCTCGTCCCAAAGCACCGCGCGCTGCCCGGTGTTACCGCGGCGGCCCGCGAGTGTTTCAAGGTCTCGTGTGTTGCGTCCCTTGAACATGCGTCAGCCCCATATCTCTGTGACTTCGCCCGCCAGGGTGATCCGGCTAATCTCGACCTTGCCCTTGACCCTCACCGACCAGCGGCGCCCGAGCCCGTCCTTGAGCCGGCAGGGCTCGTTCATCTTGGTGATCGTGGTGTGTTCCTGCCCGTCGCGGTAGACGATCGCCTCAAACGCGGACGGGTCATCCAGAGCATCGCCCTCGACAAGAAGCACGCCGAAACTCGTGAGCGTCGGCAGGTGAAACTGCGAGGATTGCCAGTCTGCCGCCAGATACCCGGCTTGGCTGCTGGCAAATTCGCGGATGATCGCGGACCCGTCGATGTAGTGCAGGTTGCCGGTATAGACGTCGAAACGCAGTTTGTCGGCGGCGTTGGACGTGCGGATGTAGCTGGGCTGCTCGGCGCTGAGGGCGATCATTGCGGTCTGCCGCCCGCCGCCGTCGTCCGGGTCGAAGCTGAACACATAGGCCCCGTCGCGCTGCCCGGCGCTGAATGTCTCGGGCTTGAACGCGCGCCACTGGTCGCGCTCGAACAGCCCGCGCGTGATGTTCTGTGCCCCGCCAGATTGCGACAGGGTGATCAGCCCGTCCGTGCTCGGGTAGGCCGCGGCATATCCAAGATCCACGATACCGTTCTTGGACAGACACGGCGCGTTCTGCTCGATCTTCTCCATGATCAGGTTCTCGGGCGACGTGCCTTGCACGACATAGGGCTCCCCGGTGGTGAGCACGGCCAGCATGGACCCGAAGGCGGCCAGCCCGACGATCGGGTTGTCGCTGATCAACTCGTAGCGCAGCGGCCATGCATGCGGTCTGTACGGCTCGCAGAAATAGAGCGATTTGCCGTCGAAGGCGGCCATCATCCCCGATTGCATCTCGGTGATGCCCTGCAGCCCGTCCACCGGCGGGTCGTAATTTGCGGTGACCAGTAATTCTTGCAGCGGATCGGTGTCGAGATCATTCACATAAAGGTTGGTTGACGCTTCCAATTCCTTGACGAAAAAAAACTCGATCGCGCCAAGGGCGGTCGTCTGGCTGCGGTAGATGCGGACACGGTTGATGCGGCTGCCGCTCGGGGGCTGATCGACCAGACTAATCTGCACCGTGCTGCCGTCCGGCACAGACAAGGGCGAGCTCGGCGGGCTCGGGAAGCTCTCTTCGTCAAGGCTGGAGACCCATGTGTAGACGAAAAGCACCTCGGATGTTTGAGTTGCGCCGGAATTGGTGTCGATGGAAATGATCGGCGGTGCCGGCGGCGTTGGCAGGGCAAGCGGGTACTCCGCGCCGCCGTCGCTCATCACCTTCACAATCGGCGGCGCGTTCTTGCGGGTGATGTAAAGCCGGTCATCGGTAACAGGGCCGGGCGCTACGTCGACATGGTCTGAGAAGGTCAGCCATGTCGTCCCGTTGTGCAGGTAGAAGTCAACCGGCGCGGTTCCGGCGCTGTGCAACGCCTTGTCGTCGTGCAACGCCTTGATGGTGCCGCGCTCGTGGTTGGTGTCCAGAGCCACCTGTGCGGCTCCCTCGGGCAACAGAGTCTTGTAGAGCCTGGGGTATTCGCCCTGGAATGTGTTGAGGCGCATGCGCACGGTTCACCCCCTCAGAAGAACGACGCGCGCGAACGCGGCCGGGCGCGGTGTTGCCCGCGCACGCGAGCACCGTTGGCGTTGTCGACGCCCTGATCGAAGCGACGGCCATGCAGCATGGCAAGATCCGGATTGGTGAAGGGCTGCTGCGGCATGACGAGTAGGCGCGCGATGGCGCCGGCGGCGATGGTCTCGGAATAGCGCGAGTGCAGAAACGCGGGCACGCTGTCATAAGCGTTCTGCAGAAACCCGTCTGCGCCGATCTGCATGTCCTCGCCGTGACGCGGCTTGAGGATCAGCGACACCTTCAACGTCCCGGCCTCGAATGGCACGATCGACACCTGATTGAAGGTTTCCTGCGTGATCATGCATGGCGTGGTGCCGGCGCTGGTATCCATGTCCTCAAACGGCACGTCGTCAAACTGGACAGGCGTCAGGCGCATGTCGTTGAACTCGGCGCGCTCGATCTCATGAATCTCGGCCTCATCCGGCGCGACGACGGCTTGACCCTGTTGGGTCAGGTCGATCTCGGCGCGGTGGCGCCAGCATCGGGTGCGCTCGCAAAACTCGATTGCCGATTGGCGAAGCGCCTGCAACATCTGCTGGGACGCGGCACCGGGCGCGTGCGGGTTCACCAGATGCAGGAAGGTGGTCAGGTTGGTCATGGGGGTGGCCATGGCGGGCGCCTCCTGTCTGGTGTCAGGTCGTGTCGGGGGTCGCCACGGCCTCAATTTGGCGCCGCGCGCCGAGTTTGGTCATGAAGGACTGGTAGTAGGCCATCGCGCGCTGGCTGGACCCGGCAAGCTGCATGTCCTTGGCGAAGGCTTGGTAGAGGATGAAGTCGACCAGCACGCTCTTGTAGACCGGGTTCAGGTCGATCTCATCGGTGTAGCCGGCAAGGTCGGTCGGATCGCCCGGGATGGTTATCAATGTCGGCGTGACCGCGACCATGGCCTCCATGCGCCCCGTCCCGTCATTGCCCGGGAACACGTAGAAATCGGTCGGGTTCATTGGATCGGTGATGACGTGCTGCACAAGCGACGTGCGCGGGTAGGTGCCGGCGGCGTGCCACCCGGGGATCTGGTTGTCCAAGGCGTCGCGCTCGATTGGCGTGATGGCCGGGCCGGCGA